TCCCAAACTTTATATGGTTGTTTCTGCATTTTTAATCCTGGTTGCTATATAGATATATTTTGTGTCTTCTGGGCAACTCCACAGGTATTCCTGTGCCAGTTGCTTACAGTTATTTAATTTGGAATCGATAAAAGTTTTTAAGTATTCACGCTCTGGTTCTATTACTTTTATCACATAGTGTACATTTGCCATTTTTAACTCCTGTGTATTTTGCCATGATATTTTTTATATTCTATTTTGACTGGATATAGGTTGTTTACCAGATATCCCAGTGCATCTACAAAGTGATCAAGGCCGCTGTTTTTGTCTGGTTGCCTAGTACCCTCTTTGTAAGTGTGTTTGCGTAATGCGTTAATTAACTTTTTACACTTGGGATCAATAGTTAATTTAACGTGTCCATTAACACTTTTACACACACTATTTACCGAACCTATACGATCTTTAACACTAGGATTGACCGAACCTACATTCAGTTTAAATCCTGAATTCTTTAGTATAACGTGATCTGTTACTCCTCCAGCACTTGTACGCCTTTGGGCACCACTGGCATCAGGATATGCATAAAACTTGCCTCCAGGATATCGTTGCTGTATCTCTGCAACCATTTCCTGTGTGTTAGTGCCAAATATCTCTACTTCATCGTATATGTGTAACCCTTCCATGGTCTGATAACCTATAACAGCCGCACCAGGATCCACGTTGAAGTCGATACCCACATGTCTGATACTGTGGTTGTCTGGCGTATAACCCAGCGGTTTTATATTGTGATCGCCAAATGCATAGTATATTATGCCTGAATATGTAACAAATTGTGCCAAATACTCTTGTTGGAATGTTCGTTCATCCATGTCCTGTTTAGCGGCTTCTATTTCTTCTGGCTGTACATTACCGCCCTCTGCTGTGGTAAACTGCCAACTTTCCCAATCATTTAACTGTTTGGCGTTACTGTATAAGTCAAAGAACCAGTTTCTGCCTTTGGGAGAACCTATTATAAGAGCACTTCCTTTACGATCTGATAGTGTTGGACGTATAACGGCTGTCCAGGCCTCTTCTGATATATCTGCCGCTTCATCTATCACCACATAGTCTACACCTATACCACGAATACTATCAGCATTGTCGGCACTACGCAACATTATAATACTGTTATTAACCAGAGTACAAGTAAGTTCTGATTCATTCACTTTCTTTAACCAATTGACTTTTCTGAGCATTTCTTTTAAGTCGTCCCATACGATTTGCTTACTCATACGGTAACTGGGTGCCACATACATACATTTACTGTTGGGTTGTCTGGCATGATAGGCTAAACTGGCTATACTGGCATAGGTTTTACCCATACGTCTGCCAGCCGCTACTACTTTGAATCTGGCAGGGCTGTCTAGTATAGTTTGTTGTGGTTTGGTTAACTGCATATCTTTACCCCTGTAAGTGACTGGGCACCGGGGTAGTGGTGCCCTGTCTTAATAGAATCTTCTGATACTGAACGTTTGGCAACTATTATCATTAGAACAGCATATTGCTATGCATATTTAGGATGTATCAGATTCTTCTAACCATGGGAGGACTTGGTCCTCAGTAGTATTTATCGGCTGATCGCTCTGACCCAGTATATTTTTGCCTAGCCATATCAGCATACTGCGATCACCGTTAAGGGCTAACTTTAATTGAGCCCTTCTTAAACGTTGATTCGTTTCTAATTTATTCTTTTGTATTATATCACGGAAGTTGTCCACAAAGGTTTGCAATTTAACATCAAAGAAGTCTGCCATTTCCTTGTGTGTACAATGCAATCTGGCTAATTCTGCCACTTGTTCTTCTGGTATAACTGTTTTGTTACGCCCTATAACACGGCCTCTGACTGTTTTCTCGCCATATTTAACGTTCTTAACTTTATAGGGTGTAGATTGTTCTGTTGCGTTATCTTCAGTTGACATTGCGTTCTCCTGTATCTTCAGTATTATTCCCTACTGTAATGGGTATCGTTATTTATCTTTTTTGTAGGTTTTGGGTCTGCCAGTTACGTTTCTGAATATGGTGGTTTCACGCCAACCCCTCTGGGTTTTTTGGTATTTTCTAACTTTTACAGGGACTGGATATAGTGTATCCTGGTGTATAACATAACCCAATTGCTCTTGTGGGTGCATGTCATGTATTTTGATTAACAGGTTATATTGCTTGATTGTAATGTCGTTGCTGTTAAGGGTGTTGTATACCCAGGTAAACATGTGATCTGCTGTTCTCATTGTGTTCAACAGCACATCTTTTTGTGCTTGTGTTACTTCCATACTGATATTTACTACCAGTCTGCTTTTCATATGGATTTTGCTGGGTTTTTACCCACTGTATGTGTTTATGGCAGTCCACACATACTAGTTTAGCACGGTGTGGACCCCAATTACCACGTTGAACAATAGTGGTGTCATGTTTACACACACTATTTGCCCATTTTAACAAATCTATTGTGTTCATTTGTTATTTAAATTTTCTATTCTTTCTTTAACAATCGCCAAAACACGTTGTCTGCCTACTTCTTGTTCTTGTGCTTGTTGTTTAAGTTGTTTTACTAATTTACTGGTTTGTTTACTCTGTTTCATGTTATTCTCCTGTTAATTTATATATTTAAATATCTGTTTAAACTGTTCTGGATATGTTAATTTTAATTGTGCTCTGTCGATGTCGTCCATGTTTTGTCTGATTACATCTAACAGAACGCTGTCAGATTCCAGATTGTTTACCAAATACCTGCTACGCACGTCTCCATTTCTGATTATTTCTATGGTGCCATTATCGAAGTTCCAGGATACGTCTATCTTAAATTTGTGTATCATGTGTTCTCCTATACGTCTATGTCTAATAATGGTGCATCTTCTTTGTTTGTAACACTTCCTCTGGCTACAAATATATTTCTGGCTTTTTCACGAGTTTCATCCACACATTCCACAACGTATTCTTTATCAAACAACATTATGTGTGCTACTAAACTGTCATTATGTAGGTATATACCACTAGCACAATGCGGAACTGTGACTCTGGCTAAAACTTTGGTATTTCTGGCTCTGTGTTGGCATTTGCCGTATTGCACACTATAATCTCTGTATTGTTCGTAATTTTGTTTAATGGTATCCCATCCTGACCAAAGTAATTGTTTTTCTGGTAATTTTGAAAATACTTCATACTTTCTGGCGTATGGCACCATGTGTGTTACATATTTTAATGGTGGTGTTCCTGCTTCTAAATATATGTCTATATTCATTGCACGCCTGCCATTGGGCTTTTCGCCTGTTATACTGATATCTATGTGATAGGGGTCTGCTATATCTTTAAGTTTTTTAGCACCCTGTAGATAGTACGCATTCCAATCTGGTTGTATTTTGTTTGTCATTTTTTCTCCTTTTATTTTCCAAACATTCTAACATTGTGGTCTCTCCATATGTAATTTTTAATTACAATGTTATTTATCAGGTTGGCGCGATTCACTATCACAAAATGGCCTGGCAGGGCGAAGCGGACGAAGTCCTGCCAATAAGGAGTCGAAGACGAATATATTCGTTTTCGTCAGATCACGAATATATGTCTATTGTCTATTGTTCATTGTTCCTTGTCCATTGTTTAATTGTTATATTGTTATATTGTTCATTGTAACATAGATTCGTGATCTGTAGTTGCCAGCCTTTTCTACCAAAATACAGTATAATGATAAATATATACTGAAGCGGATTCTAAAGTTAGTCATTTAACTTTTATTATTACAATAATGCTTTATTGTCCAAACATTGATTCTGAGATTGGTCTCCCAAATTCAATTATCCGCTTCAACTTCTTAGTGAAGTAAAATTTTACAATAAAAGCCTGCTTTATGTAGGCTTTTTTTTGGCCATAAAATGCTTGACAAAGATAAATAATGTTGTATAATAAATACTCAACTTATAAAAGGAGACCGAAATGGCTACAAATCAAATAACAAAACCTATAGGCGAATATCATGAAGTAACTATATGGTATGATAACTCATGGCAAGGCTCATGCACTAAAACACAATATGAAGGCACTGATAAATTAAAAGCAGAAAAAGCCTGGAATAAAAAAATTAGTGAGAGAACAACACGCAAACAGTATAGAATATGGGAATACAATCCTTTTACTGATTATACTCATAAAGTAACTGGTGTACCGCCTAAAAAACTACATAATGAAATAGTAGAATGTAAACATGGGAGTATAGTATAATGGCAACAGACAACGGAAAATGGATAAAAGGAACTGGTACATATACAGAATACAGGTATAGATCAGAATCAGATAAAAATTATACCACAAGGCAACACAGCAATACCACAATGAGCGAAGATCCAGACAGTTTTTACAGTAAATGGGGTATACATGCAGTAGACCTAGCAAAACAAGAGGAAGTGCATCCAGCAACTATACATATGAGAGTACAGAACTATGGCACACCCTTTCAACGCAAGGCGAAACCCACACAATGTGAGAAAATACATAACAAAACAGATTATGAACTTGCAATAGAAACTAATCTACATCCACAGAGTATCAGACGTAAAGTTAAAAAGTATAAAAATGCATATTATGAAAATCCACGTCAACAACATCCACTCAGAGGCAAAGTAATCAGTGCAACACACGACTGGAGAACAGAAGTTAAAAAAACTAAGTTTTGGCTGATGCCCCAACATCCGGATTATCCACATGCTGACAGAGAGGGACTATGAACAAGTATTTTCCACCACAAGAACCCCTTAAAATATATTATAAAAAGGGCAAGAAGCATAATACAGCACAATATATAACACTTGATTCTGAACATCAGGAATACTTAAGATGGTGTTACAGTATGTTTTATGGACATGTAAAAGCATTTAAAGACGATAGTGATCAGCAAAATTTATTTTATAAACAGTTCTTCTTTTGCGATCAACCAGATTTACCCAGACCCACCAGAGGTAAAAAAGGTGGATACAACACTTATGCAAGTTTTTTAAAGGGACTGGAAGATAATTTTGAACTCACAGGTACCAGGGACTTTACTGTAAAACAATTACCACATGTTGTACAGATATGCAATATGGCATA